GGCCAACTGCCTGTATTCGTCACCCTCACTTGCACTCATCATCTTATCAGGACCATACGTGTTGGCCCACGGGAACACATCAACCTTACTCCGCGTCACATAGTTAGGCATCGTGATGGCATCCACATCGTCGTAGAAGAACTTGGGTCTGCCGGTTAGTTGGTCTGTGTAGGATCTGTAACTGGTGCCGTATCCTGTGAACCTGGGGTCGTAGACGTTGGCATGGTCTTGCCCAATGACCTCTTCCTTGATCTGAGGCGTGATGATGGCGTTAGTGGGATCGCGCATGGTGTACTTGATCATGTTGTCGGTCTCTTGGACCTCAGTAGGACCCCATTCCTGAGTGTATGAGATGCCGATATTACTCTGGATAGGCTCACCAATATGAGACTTCTGAAAGACTCCAGGTTGAAGGGTTTGAGTGATGATGTTATCACGTCTAGGGCTCTCGAAGCAGGGGGCAATATCTGGGCTCTCGCTCTCTTCCTCCTGTCTGGGAGTCATGGCGAATCGGGCCTCGATCTCCTCAATGATCTCATCTATCTCGATATCGTTCACGTCCCCAAGACGCCTATTCAAGAACACATCCCTCACGTACCGTCTGATGTATGGTTTGTGTTTCTTGGGTTCGTTATTTCCCAGATCATTGATGATGTCGCTGATGATCTGCCTTCGCTGCTCACGATTAATCCTTCCAGGACCACCCGGTCTTTCAGCAGATCTCCCAACTGATGCCGGGGGTCTGTTTGTTACGATATCGCGTCGTCCGCGGCCTTCACCGCGTCTGCTGTTGATCACTGTGCGCGTATGCCCCCCAACGCGCCTTCCCCCATAAGCGCCGCCCTGAGGGCCGATGGCGCTGCGGCCGTGACTGAAGCTGCGCGCGCCAATATGCCCATTGAAACCCTCCACAACATCTCCATTCACCATAGAGTTATCAGTTGTTTCTTCCTCAAGTCCATCTAGGTCATCATAATTCATCATACCTCTCGGACGTTGGTTGCGCTGCCCTCGCAGTACCTTGCACTGACATGGTACGTACATGCAGTCTTCGCACTTGGTTGGGAGGATACCGCAGTTGTAGCCTGACTTCTCTGCGTCAAAGTTGGTCTCCTTGTTGATATGAGAATGGACTGCGAAGTCGTTGTTACGCCAGGAATCAAGATCATGAGAGGGAGCGGCCACGAGTGGGGGCACCCGGGTTTTGGGATTTGGTCCGCCGACCAATTCCTGATTTGGCGATACGTGGTCTGGGCCGTATTCGAGTGGGACTGCATCGTTACAGAATCTCTTCTGTGTGGTAGGGAAGCCTACTTTATTGAGGTCTGGGTAACGGGTAGAGTTATATTCCCTCATGAATTCATATAGTTGTTGGTTTGATCCACACCCAGTCGATGGGTTAGGAGCGTCATGTGAAACAGTCAACCCATATGGATCATTTGAACTCCCATAGAGATTGGTAGCTCGGTTGATTCCCTCTATCGGTCCTGGTTCAAATCCTTCAATGGTTGGGTCTGCCACTGCTCCTGAGTAGACGCTCATAGTGACGACCATGACTAGGATTAATGTACTGAAGGCGAGTACCGGTTTGTATGCAGCAATCACGATGCACACTATTAGGGCCAGTCGCGTGATTGTATTGAGTTTGGCAGACAGGCTGTCCTCTGGACTCGGGAGCAGTTCATAAGAACGAAACAACTGAGTCACATCGTACATCCAAAATTTTTCATTTGAAGCCATTTTTGAAGGATGATGATAAATTGAAATTTACTTTGTGCAAACAACCCCCTTGGGTAAAAGATACAATGAACGCCTTTGTAAACCTAAACGAATGCCCTGACTACATCACATTTGAGGTAGACGGGCAACAAAATCATGTGAGGATTGTAGGAACCAATGAGGAACCTTGGTTCTGTGGAAGAGATCTGTGTGTGGTGCTCGAATACGAACATCAGAAAAAGGCTCTTCAAACAAATGTTGATGAGGATTGTAAAAAAAGCCTCAGTAAATTGAGTTCTGAGGTGGGGAATTTAAGATTCCCCACAATCTTAGGACGATCTAACTTGGAAAACATCTCTTATAATGAAGGTAAGACCGTATACATCAATGAGGCTGGGTTATACTCTCTCATCATAGGCAGCCGAGCTCCAATGGCTAAGCAGTTCAGATCCCTTGTTTGTAAGGAAATCCTACCAGCTATCCGCAAGTACGGTACCTATTCGATTAACAAACAGCTCGAGACCGCCACAAAACAACTCGAGCAACTCAGTCTGGAAAATAAAGAGCAGGAACAAAAATTACAAGATCAAGCGGTAGCCCTCGAAATAGAAGAAGACAAACGTCTACGGGCCGAGCGCAAATCTCTGCGTATAGCTAAGCTCATGAAGCACGCCAGTATCAAAGAAAAGAAAGAAGAATGGATTTACATCGCCACAACAGCTCTCTATGCCAGAGATCGCATCTTCAAGATAGGATCCACCGAGCGCCTGCATTCACGGATTGAGGGCTATCAGACAGGACGGCCCAAGGAAGACAAGTACTACTACGCTTTTATAAAGAAGGTCTATACATCAAAGGATCTAGACTATCACATACAGCGGCTTCTTGCTGATTTCAAGCACAATGAGAGAGGAGAGATGTATATAGGCATCAAGTTTGAAGATCTCTGCGACATCTTGAACGTTATCTGCGACAACTACGACCGATCCCTTGAGTACGTGTACGGATTTGTCAAGGCTAGGCTTCCTAGTAGCCAGGAAGAGGCTGCGGATGAGCCTCCTCCTGCGATAGATCTAAATAGGATAACTGTTCATTTTGGAGAGCACGAAGAAGAGATTGTGCTGTCTGAGGAGTCTGTGAGGAATCTGTTACAGGATATATTGAGCGGGCTTGAAGGCTCTACGGTTAACAACGTGGTTGTATATCAGCGCAAAGACTTGATAGAGGAGTTGGAGAAGATCTTTGTAGGCTCGAAGAGGAAGTCGATATGGGAAGTGACAAAGAAGGCGATAGGGTGGAAATCTAGCAAGAGTGACTTGGGAACCAATGGGGAGGTTTACAAGATTCAATATTGAGGTGATATTGTAGTCATGCTTTATAACCCCGTGGGGTTACAAATTACAATATCTTCACGGGTTTGTACGTCTTCCTATGTTCGTGAATGGGACCGTGTTCTCGCAGCATCGTGAGGTGTTGTCTCGTCGGGTAGCCTTTGTGTCTGTCAAACCCATACTGAGGATAAATCATATGAAGAACCATCATCTGGTTGTCTCTGTGGACTTTGGCCAAAATGGATGCCGCGCTGATGGCAGGCACCTTGGCGTCCCCCTTCACGATGGCGCTACACGGGACGCCTCCCAGGTCCGGGGTCCTGTTGCCGTCGACCAATACTCTGTCAGGCTTGATATTGAGGTTATTGACAGCCCGCTTCATTGCGAGTAGGGAAGCCTGTAGTATATTCAATTCATCAATTTCTGCGTGCGTTGCCTCACCGATCGCCCAATCTGCCGCGTTCTGCCGTATCTGCTCCGCCAGCACAAGCCTCTTCTTCTCAGATAAGGTCTTTGAATCGGCTAGACCCGTGATGGGCTTGAGGGGATCCAAAATTACAGCGGCCGCTATGACGCTACCAACGAGTGGGCCTCTACCTGCCTCAACAACTCCTGCAATCGTGTTCATTTACTTACTGTAGCTCACATCACAAACCGATCCACCACGTTATCAACAAATCGAGGCTTAATATACAGCTGATCGAGCATCTCATCGGCCAACACATACTTGACGGTTCCGTGAACCTGATACATTGAACTACGCGAGGGTAGGTATGCCTGTTTGTCCGCGATCAGATCCTTCAATTCAGGACTAAGCGTCCTCATGGGTGTGTGGCTACCTGGTTGCGCGGCTTGCTTACCGCCCACAAATATACGGATCACGTCCTGTATGTCGTCAAAGAATTCAAATGCGGGGAATTTCTGGTTATTGTTGAGGTTGATAGGTACAGAACTTTTGATGTTGGGGTTGGTGATGAGGTTCCTAGTCCCCCGTACTTTGGATTCAGTAGTTGGGTCGCGCCAGTCTATGGGCGGTTTATTCGAGAGTGAAATAGGCTTCCAGTATAGGTTGCTTCCGTCCACCTCCTGCGACGACCGCATCACCTCAGCGTTCCTACTTCCGTAGTAATTCGTGAACGCGTACAGGGGAGACAACACCTCAGAAACTCCAAAGTCGGCGAGGTACGCAACCACACCAACATTCTTGACGTAGTAGGTCTTCCCCTCGATCACGTATTCAAAGTAACCACCGGGTTTGATCGGGTCCACGAAGACGTTTGTTGTCTTGATATCACGGTGCCAGATGGCGTAGTAGCGGTGAATGGTGTACACGGCTATGAGCAACTGATATAGTACACTCAATTGTTCTTCAAAGTTAATCAAGTCCACATGGTTAAGGTCGGTGGTTGCAGATTCCATGAAGGTGACATAGCAGGATCCTGATGCAGGTCTTCCTTTGTCAAAGAGGCGTTGTACCCTGCATCCGTCGCACATGGCCATGTTGTATACGTACACGAAGTTGGGACACCTACGGCTCAGGAGGAGTTGGTTGACGAGGTCTAGGATTCTGTTCTCGCGAGGGTATGAGTTCTTTTGGATTGTTTCCCATTTCTGGTTCTGACCTGTTGCCTTCTTCAGAATCCTCTTTTCATCAGGTCTGAGGTACGCTTCTTTGATT